CTAACTCCTCGTCTGTGAAGTTAATCATTGCTCCGTTCTTTTCCCACAATTGTTTTATTTCAAGTGAATGACTAATGATGTGAAGTATGTGTTCAACATATCCACCTGGCATCGCATTGTGATAATCACCTTTAGCACTTGCCGGCGCAAACATCATTCTGTCTTGGAAGTCATCATAGAACTTTAAAAGATTGTCTCTTCTATCATCACCGATATGTGCATTAATAATATCTATTAATGTATTCCAATTATTTTGTATTTCATCTGCTGTTAGTTTTTTCATTTAATTCTCCATTCATAACCATATTTTGTAAATTTAATTTCTTTGTATTTTCTTAAAGCATTTCTATAAGGACTGAATTTAA